TGAATAGTTGTCGCCCAAAATTTCTTTTAACCAATTCAGCATAAAATAATCCCCCTGGTGTTCAGCATCTTTTTTAATCTGGTCTGTTCCAGTTCGCTGGGCAGATATTTTAGTCACGCATGCCGGGCGTGTAAGTAATTTGTGACGACGATAACCGTCGCCGCAAAAGGAGAAGAAACGATAGCTATGTGGGTCCAGCCTCAAGGCTGGCCCAAACAAAAGGGAGGAAACTGAAGAAAAGAGGAATCTCGGTCTGCCCAAAGTATGGTATTTTCCTACCACACACATATTTTAGCATGTGCTTTTAAAAAAGTCAACAAAAAAAAAATAAAGACTTTTTGCCCGCGATAACTTGCCGTGTGCATACACACGAGTACATGCGCATACACACGAGTACATGCGCATACACACGAGTACATGCGCATACACACGAGTACATGCGCATGTACTCGTGTACGCGCGCGGGCGCGTATAGATGAAATCGCATGCGCCCGCGCGCGCGGGGAAACTTTCTCTATAACGTGTGGGAATACGTCATAAATACAATAACAGTTCATGCGATACCCAAACCCCACTACTACTATATAATAATAATATATATATATGGTTACATGGTTACATGGTTATAGTAAGAGGGGAAAACGGCTTAGGTAAGCCATTTTTTGAATTCGATTTTTGTAACTAAAAACATAACCTAGCTTTTTTAAAAATGGCGTTTGGGTTATAGAGTATCAAAAAATAAATGCACGGTAAGTTAAATCAAAAAATCTATCTGAAAAACGCGCAACGACAACTTGTTAATAAATTGTTAATAAGATATTAATAAAGTATGTCAAAAAGGCCTGTAACTTTCAAAAAAATGGCCCGTAACCTAGTGCTTGGTTACTAGGTTATGGGCCAAAAGTCTCCCGTTATTTTTCTCGTGAATAGTCTCTTTCCAGATTGTACTTTTTGACATGTTCTCTTTGCATCTTCTGATATTGCCTAACCTTGCCCTGTGCCTGCTCGGAAGCCTCGGCTTGCCCCGCCGCGTCGGCGGTATCTCTTCGGCGTTTGTATTTTCGTATCTGTTGTTCATAACCGCGTTGCTTTTGCTCCTGAGCATATTGCTCCGCATTTTTCTTCTCGTCGTAATGCGGGAACGCCTGGGTAGACAGCCCGGGAAAGAATGGGTAAAAGTCATGATGGCAATTGTAGCCCTTTATCCCGTCTCCTTCCCCGTATTTACATTCTGTGTAAAAATTGGGATAGCGGTCGTCTCCGTCCAATTGAAATGTTTGTCCCTGCCATACGGCATGAGACGGCCGGGCGCCCATGTGGGAAGAGGTTTCTACAAAATTATTTTTCCAGTCCTTTGCCATTTGCATTTGCACGTCGCCCCCCATTTGTTCATAGGACGTCGCGACCATACGTCTAACCGCTACATCTATCGTTTGACGGATTATTCTTCCCGAGGGCGCCCGGTAAGTCACACCACTTATCCCCCTGTCTGCCAATGCCCTCAGTGCCTCTTGCGCCGCCTCAGAGAACGATTTACCACCTAGTGAGGAACTTACATACACCCGGTTTACAACGCTTCTAAACGCCTCCTGAGAAGACTGTTCCGCCGTTGTGTGAACTAAGTTCAGCCTGTCATAGCACCCTTTAATTCCAGAATTTATGATTTTCTCGAAAATTTTTCCCGAGTATTTTGGGAGAGGGGCACCCCCAAAAAATCCTTTGCTTGCCGCGTATTTATACGCCTTTTCATCCTTATGAAAAACACCTAGTCCATATTTTACAAACATACGTTCTATATCGGGTGGTGCTCTTTTTGTTATTTTACTCAATTTTTTAAGAACACTTTTTTGCATCATTCCTGTTTGCGATAACATTCTTGCGTGCCATTCGTCAATATCTTTTTCGGGATTGCGTGCAGTTCTGTCCGCAATTTCCCTTAGAATATCGGTCTGCAAATCATCATACAGCTTAAACAGTTCGTCAAACAGTGCCATACTTTTCCCTCCTGTTATCCCTCAGGCTGTTCCTCAGGCTGTTCCCCAGGCCGTTCCTCAGGCTGTTCCTCGGACCGTCCTCCGTTGTTTCCAAATAGGGCATTTGGGTCTTCTGCTGGGGGCGCTTCCCTTTCTGCCTCTTCGTCGGCTTCATCCACAATCTGTTGCGCCTGCTCGTCGGACAGGTCATACACGGTTTTTAGGTACTGCTTGCGGCTGATTATGCCCGACTGCACTTCAGACAGCGCCCGCCTTGCCTCGGAGTCGGTATCTTCGACAATTGAATCGTCAAAATTTACCTTTATCGGATAGCCATTTGGAAGAGGGCGGCCCGCAATTACGAAAATAGAATTAACTACGCCAATTAAGGCCCAGTTTAAAATGATTTCATCCTTGCGGATTCTACGGAATAACTGTGAGTTCTGTGAGATAACCTCCGTTGCGGTCTGCACACCACTGTCTGCAGACGTCTGATAGTAGCCCTTGCCGAATCCACAACGCTCAGACAACAAGTCCAGATGCCTTTGTAGCGCTAATTCATGCTCCTGTGCTCGGATATTCATGTTTATCTCAGTCACAGGCGCCGACTTGTCTTCATCACCGTTGATATGCATAGCATAAAATTCCACATCATTTGCATCAAATACCGGGGCGTATGCACTACCCCCATTAACAGGAATAATGCGGCTGGCATCATCCCTTACAATTATTCTTTTTTTACCTAGCTGAAACTCATTTCCATACGAGTCAAATATTAAGTCGATACTTTTTAGCAAATCGATTGCATTTGCATAAATGCTAACGCCCAGCGGATTAGTCGTGTCATAGTTGTTTACCCCGGACGGTTTGATATACTGAAAAGCAGGGACTGGGGAATTCGTATTTATGGCATCTATCATGCCCTTCGGCAATGGCAAAATCTTTCCATTTTTGTCAAGAAAAGCATTGTTTATTATATAGTTTCCCTTGTCGTCTAGTGTGTGGGTGTTGATATAAATCTGCTGTCCGGTTGGTGTCACAACGTGAGACGCAAAGGCAGACTCTTTGACCCCGTCACCATCCCATGAGAGCGGGAAGCAACAATCAGCAGGAATGCAGTCAATTTCAATTCTGTTATTGTTCAGATATTCCACAAATGCGCCGCTACCCAGAGCGGCAGACAGTTCCACAAGTTGATTCGCCCTGGGCCAAAAATGGGTTGATTCAAAGACAGAGTCTAGAAACTCTTGGTCTGTTGCGTTAGCCATATGAATACTGCACTTGTCGTTCAACAGTAGGTCGGCTTTGTCTTCACAAACTTTTTTAGCCATACCTAAACTTTTTCTTTCTCGCTGTACCATCTGCATGCCGTTGTACTGCTTGTAAAAATGAAAGTCTTCTACCTTTCCGCGATACCAGTCCCGCCATTTTGCTACGGTGCTGTACCAGTCTGTGGGCAGTGTTTCTTTTCCTATGCCGCGTAAATACTTTCGGATAATACCGGGCATAGTCTCCACTCGGTTAGTCTCGATATTTTTTGTAGCACTCGCCATTTCATAGCCCCCTGTTGAATGTTATCAACCGTATCATTTGCTTTTGGTAGCTTTCCGTGCTGTACTCTTGCGCATCTAATGAATCAATATTATAGGTGCCGTCGTCTAACCGCTCATCACGGTTTACGTACGGCCGCCACGTTACCGTGCAAAACGCTTCTACTGTATGATTACACGACACATGCACCGAGTATCGTCCTAGTGATTGTAGCATACAGTAGAATCGTATGCGGTCATTAATAGCCGTTTTACGCGCCGGGAGAACCCTGTACGGCAACCGCCTCCGATCAAGCTCTGCCTGCAGTCCGCGGAGCAATACCGACTCAGCGGAATCGGCTCTTATCTCCTGTATGAAATAACCCCGGCTCAACTGAACTTGCAAAAAGTCTGCAAAGTCTTGTGCTAGCTTCACCGGGTCCAATGGGTCCTTTGTGTAATATTCGTCGATTGTTTCAATTCTCGATAAGTCTTTGGAAAATGCGGTACACTGAAACGCCTGAGCGCTTTTCGTGCCGCCAAAATCAACCCCGATTGTGCAAAAGGCTGTGTCTTTTGGGTCCGGTCTTTCCTTTCTTAGGAATTTGTCAAAATGGTCCGCAAAAGCGCGATATATGATTCCCTCGGCAGCCCGCCATTTTCCTAGAATGAAACGGTCGTAATACACAGTTCCCGAGTATTCCTTTTTTAGCTGTTCCTTGAAGAATTCAGATACATATGGATTTTCATCCAGTGTAAATCTCTGCCTATAGATGTCGGCGTCTGATTTCAAAAATTTGTGTAGCCAATGCTGGGGATTATCTGGGTTAGTCGTTCCATCAAAGCAGGAAGTAGGCTTATCCAGTCGGGATTTTAGCATCTGAAAAACAGGTTCGGCCCACGTTGCTATTTCATCCCCGTAACAATAGGCTATCGAACTGCCCTGTATTTTGGCGACTGATGTCTTTTTGTCGGCGCCTAGGGCATAGACGTCCCGTCCAAACATATGAACGCGGCTAGAAGCACCCCCAATTGTGCCAACAAAATCTTTCCCCCAAATGGAACGCAAAGGCTCTAGAATGTTGCGCTCCAACGTTCCTTGTGTATTTCCCAAAAGAACTATGATTCCATCCTTATCCGCATGCCGAATTCGCCACGGAATCTTATAAAAGTCTACATAAGTTTTGCCCGACCGGGTGGCGCCCTCAGAGATATTCCACCTGTGGAAGTCACCTATCGTGTGTTTCCAGTTCCGTCTTTGGTGTGGCGCTAGTAGTTCCATCATTCTTGCCGCCCTCCCCCTCGTCTGTGTCTTTCTTGCACTCGCCGTCTATACGTTTTAGCACGGCGTCCAGTTTGTTCAGAGACTCTTGATTATCGGTATGCTCATACTTCTGATTTTTCCACTCTTTCGGCTTGCGATTGCATAGCCAGAAGATGGCGGCGGTTGTTGAAGCGGGCACCTCTTTCTTTGTTATCTTGCGTTCAAGAACTCTCCGTTTGCTGTCCTGAGTCGTCTGTACCTCTTCGTATGAATAGCCTGTTGCCCTCTTGAACAAGGCACTTTCCACGAACAAATCGGCCCTATCCCGGCCCCATGTGCAGGCCTCTTGAATTATCTCAGATTTATGCCGCCATTTAATTAGTGTTGGCTCGGTAATCCCCATCTTTTGTGCAATGTCTTTGTAGGATAAGCCGTTGCTTGCCCAACCGCGCAATTTTAGGATGCCGCTCCGGGTTTCCCACTCAGCCATATTCGTTCTATGAATATCGCGTTCTTCTGTGATTTTAGTCCGCTTTCTTGGCATTATGCATCATTCCTTTTTGGCCTTATTCACTCTAGCTTTTAGCGACTCAATGAGTCTGTCTTGACATTCCCCCTCAGCCTTTAAAGTGTTAAATACGTCTTCATCCCGGCTGTCCTTTACCAGCAGTACATGAATAAAGACGGTATTTTTTTGGCCCATCCTATGCAAACGCTTGTTCGATTGTTCGAACAGTTCTGGGTTCCACGGAAGCCCGTACCAAATGATGTGATTCCCCCCGGATTGCAAGTTTAGGCCATATGCACAAGAAGCTGGATGGGCCAATAAAACGTCTATTTTTCCGGTATTCCACATATGGACAGATGTTGCACTATCAAGGGTAGCACATTTCAACTTGGTCGCCGATAATGCTTTCAAAATGCACTCTTTATCCGACTGGAATTCATAGAAAACAAGGGCGTGCTTCTGCCCATTTACTGTTAAAAACTCCAAAATTTCAAGAAGTGTTTCTAGTTTTTTTTGGTGAACTCTTATAGTTTTTCGCTCACCGCGTTCATCCGTGCCATATACAGCACCATTACATAACTGTAAAAGCTTACTACTTAACACCGCCTGTGTGGAGGCTGTTATCTCTTCATCCCCAACCTGTAAAAGCATCTCTTTTTCAAGTTTTTTATACTGCTTTTTTGTCTCCCCGGAAAGAATCACAGGTACTTTAATAATCTGTTTTTCGGGCAGCTCCAAAAGGTCTTCAGATTTCATGCTCAGGCAAATATCCTTTAGCTTTTCCGTGATTGCTTCTTGCGCTATTGAACGCGGTTTGTATGTGAACACACGTTCCCTTGAACGTTTATCCGGGACAAAATAAAAATCACGAAAAGACGAAAAAGTACGGCCCAAACGCTTGCCGCTGTCCAGTAGGAATATCTGTGCCCATAAGTCCAATAATGACTTTGGCGCGGGAGTTCCGGTTAATAAAATCATCCGGTTTATTTTCTTTCTAACCGATTTCAATGCCCTAAACCGTTTTGACCTGTGGTTCTTAAAACTGGACGACTCGTCGAGGACCACACAGTCGAATGGCCAAACTTTACCATAATGCTCTACCAACCAGACAACGCTGTCTCGGTTGGTGACATAAAGGTCGGCCCTTTTAGCGATAGCCCTTTTACGCTCGTTAGCTGTCCCTAGGACAATAGAAACGCGGTACCCCCTTAGATGTTCCCACTTAGCCGCCTCGTCGCTCCACGAGGCTTCAGCGACGCGCTTAGGGGCAATCACGAGTGTTTTGTTTATCTTGAATCGGTTGAACTTCAAGTCTTTGAGGGCGGACAGCGTGATTACTGTTTTCCCTAGGCCCATTTCAAGAAACAACCCACAACAGGGTTTCTGAATAATCCAATTTTCGGCATACCTCTGATAATCGTATGGTTTGTATTCTTTTCTTCTCATTCCCGTTTCCATTTCCCTTTTCTCCTCCTCTGTTATCGTGTAATCGTGCTGTATATGCCGTATCTTTCGAGAAATGACTTCACACGGCCCTTTAGCACGCTATCAATAAAAGAGTCCACCCCCTTTTTTGTATCAATATAGGGCACTACAACGGCCCCTAGGCACATTAGTTCTTTTTGGCGGTTTATCTGCAGGGGCCGGGGTCTTTCCCCGGGCCGTTTGAGTTCCACAAAGAAAACTTTGCCTTGGGGGAATACGCAAATCCGGTCCGGGAGTCCGTTTTGCCCGAACTTATAGGCCCTGCCTCCCGCTTGCCGTACCTTGCGTACAAAATAATCCTCTATATCTTTCTCGGTTGTCAAATCTTTTTCAGCCATTTGTAATTGCTTCCTTTCCCTTGCGTTCTTGTTATATTATATCATATCGAAAATGTATAATGCAAATGTATGGAATTATGCATTTTTCACTTTGGGGCTTGCCGGGGGGATTTAGGCCGCGTAACCAACATAACCTATAACCTGCATTTTCCCTATTCTTTTCTGTAGCATGTGGAAATACGTCATAAATACATAATTGTTCATATACCGTTATCCCTACCTACTATATAATAATATATATATATATAGGGTTATATAGGTTACATAGTTACAGAAAGGGTAAAAACGGCTTAGGCTGGCCCTTTTTTGGATATGATTTTCGTAACTAAAATCGTAACTTAGAATTTTTATTGATTTTTAATGAGTTACTCTGCCGCCCTTTTCCACTTTTTGAAAATGCGCGCGGTAAGCAACAAAGCACGGGAAGAACTAGGTTATGCTACACTGGGTAACAAAATGGGGCGCCCCAACAACCCTTTTAGAGCGCCCTACTATTGTATAATTATGCATTTTTTAATGCATATTTTTTATTTTATGCGTTTTCTGCAGAACCTTTGCCACCTGATAGCATCCGTACCGCATTGTTTGTTTTTTGCGTTCCCAATTCGGAAGCGCGTTCACAATAGCGGCGACCTCCCGAGTATCTCTTCGGGAAATGTCTATCTCTGAGTGGAACTTTTCGGGGAAAGCTTCCAAAAGGATTTCAGAGGCGTTGACGTATTCCCGGTCCACAAGTTTCCCCTCGTATTCGGTATGGTCCTCCCAGAAAATACGGCGGCGCTGAAGAGGCCATACGGGTTCACCGTCCCTGATGTCGTTCCAATCTTCCGGGATTTTCCGTGAAAGGAATTCTAGAATTGGAGCTTTCAATGGACTGTCCTCATTAGATGCCTCAGATTCCTCCTGGGAAGCTCTTATTAATTCGGGTGTGTCCATATCCGTCCGCTCTCCTGTCGCTTCTAACGCGACGGCCTCGGCCCATACCTGTTCACTGTAGTAGGCATCAAAGTCTTTCCATAAATTCTTTTTGCGTTTCTCTTTCCAATCTTTGGGAATATATACAGGCCAAAACCGCCTATTGCCTGTGGAATCATTTAGGAACTGTACCACATTTCCCGTTCCTATAAACACACACCGACGGGGATGGACCGAGGCTGTTTTAGCGTATGGGTCCCTGTATCTATCAGCCACGGCAGAGATTATCTTCTTAGAACTTTCCACGTCGGCCTTTTTAAGGGCGTCCATCTCACCTAATTCAGCAACGAGAACCCCACGTAAAACCAGTAAATTATCCTTGTTTTTCCCGTCCAGCGCTTCCATCTGGTCCGTCTCCCACTCCGGGTGGGTTTGCAACAACTTTTTGCAAAATTCGGATTTTCCGATTCCTTGACCGCCTATTAGGACAGGCACATTATCAAATTTGTAGGTATCGTGCCTGCCCAACTTGGCCCGGCGTATAGCCGCAATCATTGTTTTGCGGCATACTGCCCGTGTGTACCCCCTGTCGTCGTCTTCCACGCCAAAAAAGTCGGTGAGTAGGGTTTCCACCCTCGGCGTTTTATCCCATTTCAATGAATATAACCAATCAGCAACGGCATTGTATTGGTTGGCCGCCATAGCAATAGAAACGGCATCATCTACAATGGCGCGATTGGTTATATTGTAATACTGTTCGAGATAGGCTCTGAGATTTGCTAAATCCGTTCCATTTTCATCCCATACTGAGTCTCTTTCCTCTCTGTCGGAATCCCACGGCAGGGGCCTATGGCACATACGGACCTCTGAAAAAATATCCATACCTAATCGCCCGGCAAGGTATCTGTCGTTTAGCAGGATTAGCGATACATTCAGAATTGAATTTTTAAGATTTCCTGTCTTGGCATTTTTTGTGGTTAGTCTCTTCCAGTCGTCTCCATTTTTTGGCACACCTATTGGAGCGCGTTGCAGTCTTTTTTCTGCAACCGGACCGTCCTTTTCGTCATTTTTGCCGTACACAGCGGTAAATTCTTCTTCGGCTTTTTTGAACTCTTCGGCCCCTAGTTCCGATGCCTTTTCATGCACCTCAGGCAATTTTTCGGTAATTAGTTTAACCATTGCCATAAATGATGGTTTCCGCGTAACAGGTAAATCCTTGTCTTTATCGGAATCCAAATCCCCGTACTTCCATAATCTAACTAGGTCAAAAGCGTTTACCTCAAGTCCTTTTGTTTTGTCCGAATCATGAAAAGAAACTAAAAATTGATTCGGTATCGACGTATTTTCGTCCTCATATGGGAATACTAATACCCCATCTTCCCGGCTCCCACTCTTTAGCTGGACCTTGCCATCTGAGGAAATATCGTAAACGTCGGGAAGAAAAGACTCTATTGCGGTCATGATATTATATTTACTGCAAAAGGCTCTTACCCATCCATTACTTGACTGAGCAGGAGACCTTTTAATTTCCCCAAAATGCTGTTTTATCTTTTTTTCTTCCGGACTTAGTCCGGGCCAATTATTTGGATTTTTCCATTCCTCGTCCTTATACTCCTCCTCAAAAATGTCTGGGTTCAAAAGTTTTCCATCTAGGCGTTTATATAAGAACTTGCCGCCCTTAAACACCTTTGGAAAATACATCAAACGTTCCGGCTGAAAGGATGTCATATCAAAAATACAGTTTTTGGAATCAAGTTTTGATATTTTATCAGCGATTTTTCGTGATACAAATTCATATTCTTGCGCCGATACGTTCCGCGCCAATGGGAGAAGAATACGGCACCTGGGGGCGGCCTCTGAATGGGATGGAGTGGTATAGACACAGGATTTTAGATGCAGAAACAACTTTAGTTTCCCTATCACGGATTCTAGTTGCTTCATGTCGGCTAGCTTGTCGGCGTCTAATGCGATTAGATTCCTGTACGCAATTGTTCCCTTTCCGCGTCGTCCATCCACAAGTTTCCCTGCTACAAAGCAGGGTCCGTCCTTTGCGGCTCCCCTCTTTTCTTTCCCCTCTTTTCCTAACTTTTTGTAGTCCTCATAAACACCAAAATCGAGATTACTTTTGGTCGGATTTTCCATAAGTTTGAAAAAATCGTCCCATGACTCAAATTCTTTTTCCTTCCATTTTTTGGTAGTTCTGCAGGGTGCTACACTTATTAAGATTTTTTTCATGTGTATCTATCATCCCTTCTTATAAAAATCTCCCACAAATCCATCAGCATCTAAAATCAATCCCGGCGCCCATGGTATAGGCTCGCGCATGATATTTACTAATTCCTCGTATGGGTCTTTAAACTTCCCGGCGGGCACCTCTGTAATGACCTCATCGTGTACGTGGAAGCAAATGCTGAATCCCGCCTTAGTCATTCGTTCCATGCTTACGGCAAGACAGTCTCTTGCAATTGCCTGTGTTGCATTTTCTGTGAGCTTGCCGCCGTACGTGTCTAGTCGTACCCATTTTCCAGTTTGCTGCCCCGTCCCCCAATATTCGAGAGAGGCGGTTCCCCATTTATTAGTATAAACTATTTTGGGCCGCGCGTAAAATAGTTTTCTTTTGGAGGGAAGCTCCATAGTCAAAAAAGTTAAAGCTTTGGAATTCTGGGTATTGTAAGACTGTTCTATTCTAAACACCACAATATCATCTACCTTATGCGGCTTGCCCGTTTTTACTGTGTCCATAGCGGCCCTTTGCATTTTTCCCCAAAAAGCTACTATTTTCGGGGAAGATGCCCGCCATTTTTCTACAATGCCGGGCATTTCATTTTCCGGTATTTGATGGTCCCGGTCCATCTTCGCCATAGCTCCCACCCCGCCTTGATACCCTAGCGCTAATTCAGCGACTTTTCCCCGCTGTCTCAAAGGGTCGCCTTTGTGTATGGATTCTATAGGGACGTTAAACATGGACGCGGCAGAAGCTTCATAAATTTTGCCGCCGTTTTTAAAAACATCTTGCCGCCATTTTTCTTTTGCCTCCCACGCCAAAACGCGGGCCTCAATGGCCGAAAAGTCAGCGACGACAAATTTACAATTTTTGGCAGGGATAAACATGGTCCTGATACATTGGGATAACGTATCTGAGATATTTCCATAACACAACTTTAGGGCATCTAGATTCTTGTTTTTAATGTACTCTCTCGCTTTTGGGAGTCCTGATAAATGAACTTGCGGCAAGTTTTGAATCTGCACTAATCGCCCGGCCCATCTTCCAGTCCGGGGAGCGCCATAATACTGTAGGAGTCCCCGTACTCTCTCGTCCTTGCAGGCCGCGTCTTGCGCCGCCCGATACTTTTTTATAGATGTCTTGCCGAGTTGCTGTCTGATTTTTAGAACTTCCGATACTTGCTCAGGCAGTTCGGGGCGCTCTAGCAACTCCGATACAGTGGCCTTGCGGACGTTATCTGGGGCGTCTTCTATTTGCTTTCCTAACCATTTTACCAATTGTGCCCCTGAGTTAGGGTTTGGAAGTCCCGTGATTTCCCGTGACCTTTCCATCATTTTTTCGGATACCGTTTTCCAACAAAACAAGGCGCCCTCAATTAGCTGTAAGTCTACTTTGGTTCCCCTCAGATTTACAGCTTGGTCTATCCTCCAATCTTCCCATACCTTTTCTGGAACAGGAAAAGGGTCTAAACAATAATCAATGGCTCGTTCTGTAGCAACGTCCTGTTTATTGTATTCTTTGAAGATGTCCCATTTCTCCGGGAAGTCCTTAGGCCAATTTCTGAAGTTATGGTTGTTCTTTGTTTGCTTTCTAGGCTTGCAAAAAAACCGGATAAGGTCTTTACCTCGTCTGTCCTTTTTGTCTTCCTGTGGCAGCCCTATGGCCTCACCCGCGCTATCCAAACTAGCTGGGTAGCTACAATACAAGGCGTGAATCCGTGTGTCCTCCCATTGGGCTAACCATTCTATAGGGTGCTGAATTTTTAATACCCAGCAGAGTATATACCACTCAAAGGGGGCATTGAAAGCTCGTTTTGTAAAGTTCGGATTTTTTAGGGCATCTAAAAATTCCTCTGTAAAGGGTTCCCCCTTTGCATTATCTATCTGTTTTACTGGACCATCGTCAATGGCGTACGCGGTTAGTAGGATATTAAAAAACGATGACTGTACGTATTTATACAGCCCCGTTTTCTTAATATCCCTATCGCTAAAAGTCTCAAAATCTAGTGTAAGGATATGCCTCATTTTTTCCCTTTTTTTTTTGTTTTTTAGTCCATAGGCTTTCCGGTAATTGGGTTTATCCGCTTATGGGTCTGAGGCTTTGCGGATTCCTCAGGTGCTTCTCCCGCGTCGTCGATTGCTGTAAAGTCCTCGTTAGGAGAAGAAAATCCTCCTAAGGGTTCTCCATCACTGATTTTTTGTACGTTGTTGAGTCCGCAACCGATTCCCCGGTTTCCTTGAAATTCGTAAGGGAAAAAGTTTATTGTTACTCTGCCATACATACCGCTGTAAACCTCAGCGGCATCTATGATGTCCTGCACGTTTCTGTCTACAATGCCGGGCTGCATCAAACTAGATGCAGTAACAACATAGCAGCCCTTGCACTCAGGGCCAAAATCGTCGCCATTCTGTCTCTGGCCGTCTCCGTCCCAAATGGGATTTTTAAGCACCTTTGGCATTTTTCCTCCCCATTTTTCGGAGACACCCTTTTGTTTTGCCTCCTCTATAGCGCTCGTTATAAGTGCTATAGTAGCTTTGTCACTCTTGGGGATAAGCAGGGTTACCGAATACTTTTCCTGCCCTCCGACCGACGCGGCGTGTGGTGTTAAAAGATGAACAAAACTAAATCTGCATTTCCCGGTTAAAACTTTTGTACTCATGTGTTTACTCCCTTTCGTTTGTTGATGCTTGTTAGTCGGCGTTCTTCTATTGTAGTCTGCTTTAGGGCAGAATGTCAATGGCCAAAATGTTAGATTTTAGTGAACTCATTTTTTGCAAAGTCTGAAGACGTATAGTCTTTTCTTG